ACTAATCAAACCATTGCTGCCTAATGAAGCTAGAAAAGTCTTGCTATATTGATCTCCAATATCGGCTGCAAATTGCGTAAGGCTAACTCCGGGTTGCATACCAAAATATTTCTGTGCTAATTCAGTCAATATTTTAGCTTTTTCTGAATCATCAGATTGAATAGCTGCTACATATTCTTTAGCAGCCTCATCTACATAGCCCTTAAAAACACTCCAGTTGCCATACGCTGTTTTACCCATAAGAGAGGCTGCATCACCAGATCCGAGATTAATCATCTCTATATATTCTTGAGTAATATCAGGATAATCTCCTGGATCTGCATCCATTCCAATCAACCTTGAAAAATCTTCACCTATAGATTTATATATAGCAAATTGCCCTTTTTCATTAGCTTCTCTTGTAGCTTCCATTCCTTCTGAAGTATCAGTAGGATCATATCCTGATGCAGCTAGTTGTAATGCTTCTAAATTCTGAATGCCAGATGTTTTCTTAGATGAATTAACAAGCGTACCAAATAGTAATTCTGCCTTATCATTTTCTGATTGTACCTTGCTTGATTCAGTTTTCTTTTCATAATATTCTACCTTCTGATCCGTTAAGGCAAAAGCTTTTTCTGTCTTCATAAGCTTTGTTAAACTTTCATTCATTGTAGCTGTATTATTCTTGAATAAAGATTGTATAGTAGGACTTGCCTCTCCATACTCAAGCTCATATGCAACAATTCCAATATCTCCTAGATCCCATTTATCTTCAGCTACTCCGCCTCTAAAGCCTCCCCCTCCAGCCATTATATTCTCTGCTTTTTTAATATCTCCATAAAGAGTTTCCTGAAGAGTTTTTATTTGACCTTTAACTTGATTAGCATTATTTAATGCCCATTCAGCTCTAGCATTATAATTGGTAGCCTCTCCTTCATATAAATCACGAACTACTTCATTACCAGCAGCTTTATATAACCCTCCTAATGAGTCAACATCACCTACAGCTTTACTATATTGAGTTTCTAATACGTTAAGAGCTTCCTGAGCATCTGAATATATTTTCATATTCTCATTATACATGCTTTTACTAGCTTCTATTTCATATGCTCTTTCTGTAAGATCCTCCTTCATCTCCATACCAAGAAGAGCTAAAGCCAGATCTTGTGAACGTTCCTCCTTTCTCTCCTCAATAGCTTGCTGTTGTTGTATTAGTGAAAATGCTGCTGCTAAATCTGATGCTAATGCCATCTTGTCTCCTTAACTAAATAAACCTTCCATAACTGTTGTTGGTACTGATTCTAATTCTGTTAATCTATTTTGAAATGCTTCTTCTGCTGACATTTGACCACTTCTATATGCAAGATCTGCTTCATTAATACTAAGATCCCTTTCCTTCCCTGCAAATGCTCTTGTATCAACCAATTTTTTCATATCACTTTGATATTGTGCCATTACATTACCACCCTGTGTATCAACTTGTTGATCAATAGTTCCTGATGTAGCTAAGCCAGATTGAGAATAGGCTTTATCACCAAAAGCTTGAATATTACGAAGCTGCATATTTGTTGCCATACCAATATTTTCTTGCCCAGATTGAAATTGACTTTCAGCAACCTCCATTCCTAAGTTTGCCCCGCTAACAGCTACACCCCTCTTTTCAGTTAATAGCCCTAATTGATCCTGATACATTTGCCCTGCTGCTGCTTTTGCAGTGTCAATATCATCTTTATTTTGTGTTGCTTGGTAGCCTTTATATAGAGAGCTACCTATTGAGAATGCTGTCGCTAATGCCCCTAAAAAATATTCCTTCTTTCCAGTAATAGGATTTATTGTTCCACCCATAGCCAGGTTTTTAATATCTTCTGGTGACATATACTTCTCTAATTTCGAATTTATATGAGCTAGCTCACCATCAATCACTTTCATAGCATCATCACCATAACGACCATATTTGGCTTCATCATGATCAGATTTACCTTCCTTAGGTGGCAACGGCTCAACGATTACCCTTTCACGACCACCAGGATTATCTCCAACTAAAATCTTTTGTGGCCCGTTAGTTATGAAATCACCACCTTTAGCATATGCATTCATTCTGTATTGATTCATAGCATCATAACCTTTAAGCGATTGATTCTTAAACTTATTTACATTAGAGCTCTGTATGTCCCATAAATTTTCTTGTTCTTTAGAGCTCTGTATGTCCCATAAATTTTCTTGTTCTTTCTTAATACCTACTTCCTCAGAAGACATTGCATGTAAAGGTCGATTCATTTCAGGTATTTGAGGGCCTTCTTGAATTTTCTTTGGAGTAAAATCTAGAGAACGTTTCGATTTACGTATTTCCCTATCCACTACAGGGCTATTATCATAGCCTGATAAGTTAACTAACTCTTCTGCAGAATATATATGCGGCTGCGTAGATGGTGCAGTCCCAAGACCGGGTGCTAATCTTCCAGGAGCTGTTCTTCTCAAATATTTCGACCGCTGTTCATCAGAAAGCATAGAAGCTGCATCACTACCTAAAAAACTGCCTGCCTTCCTAATATCCTTCCTACCATACATTTTGTCACCTATCCTCACTTCACCTTCAGGCAATCCTGTCTTTCCTCCCGGCAATATCTGCTGTGCAGTTCGTTTGAAAAATCCAGGCTTTTCAATGTTTGCAGGATCTCCACCCATCTCCTTATAGCCAGCTTCATATTCATCCCAAGCAGTACTAGCTTTCTTTGCCTGACTTGCTCCAAAAGCAGCTATAGTTGCACCTGTGCCTAGAGCACCTGAAACTACATTGGTTGCCTTTTTACGCTTAATAATATTTCTTCTTGCCTTGCCTAATGCTGCTATTCCATTTGCCATAATCTTATCCTTTATCTAATACTTTCTTATGCAATACTCCATTATGCCTTATATATTCTACCACACCTTCTGACGTAGATCTAAGTACAGGTACACCTTCCTTTAAATCAGAAACAGCAGGAGCACCCTCCTTGACCTGTAATCTCTCCTGTTTCTTATGTAAAGCTATTCTTTCTTGTCTTGTCATTCCCATTATCTTTGCCCTTTCAATCTAAAAACTATTGTAGCATCATTAATTTCAAAAGCAGTCTTACCTGTGCCACTAAATCTTAATTGAAAACTATAGCACTCTACTGGAGAAGATAATGTTAAGGTAGCTTCATTCTGTCCTGATGAAGCAATTAAGGGCTCACCAGAAGCAAATCCATTCCAACCATTATCTCCATTTATCTGGTAATCAACATCAACACTAAGACTTGATACTCCAGTATATGTAACATATACTTTGTATATCTTTTTCTTTTGTGCTGGTTGTCCAAAGTCTATATCTTTAGTCTGTATTACGAAATCTGTTGAATCTTCACCTGCATCATCCCACTTAACTAGAGTACCAGCCGTATGAGCATATACTAAATCACCATTCCAATCTGTAATAAAGTTTGTTTTAGCTTGATCAGGATCAGTAATAGTAGCAGCAGCCCCTTTAACCCAAGATTGCGTTACTATATCATATAAATAGGCAGCACCATCTCCGGTTGTAGTGATATCATCTGCAACAATTATCTGTCTTTTTTTCGGAAGATATCCAATCATAGGTTCATCTGCAAAATCACTCCACACACTCTCTTTTATTATTTGTCTACCTTGTTTCTCAAGTAAGTTATTTACTTTCTGTCCATCATATAGATAGCATCCCTTTTCATTCACCCATGCTATACCAAAGTCAGTCTTGCAAGTAGCAGCTGGATGAGATACTCCCTTATGCATAAATGTATCTTCTAGAAACTCCACCTCTTGAGATATGTTTACTAGTTCTAATTTATTCTTTTTGAATATTAAAAGTCTATCTGCATAAGCTTCAAGCTTTACTATTGAATCTCCATCATTAACAGAAGCTTCAAGCTTTCTAGAAGCTGGAAAGCTATCAAACTTATTAACTTCAGATTTTAACACTCTATCTCCATAGACTATACCATCCTGCTTTACATGGCCTATATAAGCCATCCTATTCGCAACTACAGCAGTTTTATACCCTTCTACAGTATGGGTCTCACCAACTTCATATGGATACTTTGTTAAAGATGGGAAGGGGAAATCATCGCCAACACTTTTATCACCAAAATATGCCATAGTAGTATCAACAAAAGATCCAAGCCACTGTATAAAGCTATCCTGATGCTCTGCGATTCTTATACCATCCGCTATACTAACTTCACATAATAAAGCATAATCGCTAGTAGAATTAGAACTACTAGATCTTCTGACATATATTTTAAAGCCTGTAACTCTTGGATATGTAGATCCAAAAGTATTAGCAGCAGAACAAAATACGTGAACATCTATAAGTGGAGAATTTAGATCTAAATAATGATTATCACTAGTATCCCCAAGCATTATATCTGCAAGTGCTATTCTTGTGCCAAATTCAGCTAGGGCTGATTCCTGATTTCCATCATATATAGTTGACATAGCAAACTGTAAGTATCTTTCATTTGTATCATCACTCCACCAATGCATACGAGATAAATTTGCAATGTGGACAATAGTACTTGTATCATCTGTAGCAATACCTCCAGGAACTGTAATTACAGAAGCGGTTACAGCAGTTACAGCAGCTATAACATTAGCATTGCCAGCTTTATCTGTATCGCCCATTATTAAAAAGTCTCCAGGCTTACAAAATAAAGTAAAATTATCCTCTGTGGAGTCTACCATTGTTATCGTATCAGAAACCGCATTCACATTACAAGTAGCACGAATAACTTGAGTCGTTGAACTAATACTCTGTGTAGTACCTGCAATATTAATAAAATATGGATAAACAGCACCAGCAGCTTTAATTGATAACCTGACAGGCTTATTAATATCAGGTGCAGCTCCGGCAGCATCACGAGTAGTTATAGATTTCATAGGAAGTGCTGTCAGATTCTGATCTTGTGATATCCATTGATCATATAATTTACCACCAGTTAAGCCAGTAAAAGCATCAACTCCATTAGTACCATCGCCAAATTGCATTCTATAAATATATCCATACCACTTATTAGCATTATTAGCACCAAAGTTTCCATCACTTACTCTTAATGCACCATCTACAGCATAGAAAGTTGGTTTTACTCCTGTTGTTCCAGTTCCGTCAGTATATAAATCTATAACAGCAGTTGGAGAGCCACCCCATGCAGTTTCACCAGCACTGCTTTCATAAATAAAAAACTGAGTATCAGTATCAGTATCAGCTAATACTAAATAATCAGCTCCAGTTTCAGCTACATCAGCAGCACCAGCATCATTCCCTTCTAATCTATCATGGCTAAAATAAAATAATCCATAACCAGGATTAATAACAGCAGTAACAGAAGCACCAGCAGCATGCGCTACAACACCACCCATCATTCTAATCTTACCCAACTCATCCACCATGACATCAGTAGCTTCAGATAGCTCATTCTCAGCTATATCCCTAGCATCTGAATTATTATTCAAACCTCCATGAAACTGAGTAATCTTGTATAATTGTTTAGGCATTATCTTCCTTTAAATCATTGGGAGAGATGTACACAACAGTAAGCGAACCGTCTGAACATACGAGCCGAGAGAACCAAGGAGGAGCAGTGTAGTCCCTCTCCCAATCGTAATTGTTAACCTTTATTGATTGCATCTTTAAGAACCTCCTCTACTGACGAGTATATAGCATCTATGATTCTACCTTCTGCCTTTTCTCCAATAAAAGGTATATCAATATTTTTATTCAATGCTCTAACTATGTTTCCTTTCATCTGATCATTAAATAGATATTCAATAACAGCCTGCTTTATAGCTTGTTCTATACTCATTATTTCTCCTTTATTTTCCTGTTGCAATCTTCACATCTCACAAACTCTCTCGGTTCATGAGAAACTTCATCTAGTACTTTTAATCGTCTTTTAATATCAAACACATCTAATTCTAACTCATCAATTCTTTCGTCAGCATCATTAGGATCTTCTACATAAGCAAGAATCTTATCAAGCTTAAACTGCTTGGCTATTAGCTTAACAGCTGATTGAGCTAGAATCGCTGGAATCATTTCCCAGCTACTTTGTAAAGTGCTTTCTTAACTGTTGTCCAAATAAGATCATCCCATTTACTAGGACTTAATGCTACAGCCTTATCTGCACACAATATAAGTATTAACATTAATTCCCAATTACTTGCAATCCATCCCATCTTTATTTCTCCTTTTTATTAAATAATCGTTGTATTATATCTACAATGGCTTTATAGCTAGCTTTTAGCTCTTTTATATCCATTGTATGTTTCTTTAAGGCATTTATCAATCCTATCACAATTCCTTCCAGTCTAGAGAACGACTCCCTCATTTCTTTCTGAAGTTCGTTCTGTATGAACTGATTTTGCTTCCAGATAAAATATCCGAAAGCTATGCACATAGCTACTGGAACGCCAACACGTTCTATTATTTGTACAAATGTCTCCATTAACCCTCAATTAAATCACCCCATAAAGAAGTCTTACCATTTATTATTTGTATTACATGCACTGTAAACAATCCTCTTTTATAAAAATCAACTATAGCAAATGCATGTGCCCAATTGATATTCCTATTTTCAAGCCAATCATTAGCCTTTGGCTTCATATCCTTCAAGCATCCTATGCTCCATGCAGCTTTAGGCCCATCCATATGAGTAACAGTCATATGCTGTAAATCATGCCAATGCCCATACATAATATTACATCCTAGTTTCCTAAGATGATTCGCTGTGTGATATTGACCACCATATTGATGACCATGGTAAAAGTAAAGCTTCCCTAACTTGAGATGCTTACCGAAAGGATAATATTTATATCCTCTTTCTTTTAGCTTAACAGCATTGGCAAACTTAAATCTTGGTAAATAAGGATAAACTTCTACACATAAATTAAGCCAGTTATCATGATTTCCCTCAGTAAAATATTTCTCTTTACATCCGGCTTTATCTAAGGACTCATCTATCATGTCCATTCCCTTATTTACATCCTTCACATCCTGTGCAAAATCATCTATCAAATACTCCAAAGGAGGTTTCTGCTTTCTTTTAAACTTCCATGCACTAAAGGCATTAAACTCTCCCACATCTCCCAAATCTACATAAGCATCTGGTCTCACTATTTCAATCGCCTTATTCAAACAGTTTATTGCTTTCTGGTCATGTAAGGGGAAGTGCTTGTCTGGTGTTACTATTATTCTCTTAACAACCCCTCTGTCAACTTTGGGCATACTGTCCTCCCTATTAAGTTCTCAGTTCCTTCTTGATCTTTATTATAAGATAAACCAATGTAGCTATTCCTACTCCTAGACTTACCATTTCAGGAAACCAACCACTAATTGATAGCCACCAGCCTCCCATTCCTGCTCCTGTTGTTTTAAGTGTATCTATCATCAAAAATTTGCTCCAAAAAATGTTGCGTTATCTGCTGCTTCTGCTGCTGTATATGTTACTTCTACATAAGCCTTTACTACCCTTGCATAAGAGAAGCCAGGGTCTTCAGGACTTGTATTTATATTAAGTCTTAATCCATCTAAATCGCCATCAGTCCAAGCACTTGAGCCATCTGATGTTGCTCTTAATGTTCCATAGAAATCTTGTGGATTATAACTATTAAATGCCAATGAGTGATTTTGTGAATATAAAGCTGTTCCTGAACTATTCTCTAATATAACTTGAACATCTGTAGTTCCACTTCTTGCACGCCATCTATAGCCTCTTATATAATGTCTAATACTGTCAATTGTGCCTCCAGAAGAATAATCATCTAATTGAACTATACAGGTTTCATCTATATTAGTTGACTGTATAGCTGTACTATCGTTACTATCATTCAATGAACCATGAGCAGTTCCACCTCCTTGAATACCCCATTCGTTTGAAACAGTTGAACTTGGATTCAAATTAACTGTTGCCATAAAATCCTTTTCTCACAAACTGTCTATAATCAACGTTATTTAAAGTAAAATCTATTGCACCTTCAAAAGTTTCTCCATAAGCCATATCTGCATTATAAGCATACCATTGGTCTTTTGGCAGTATATTTTTCATATGTGCAAAATGACTATCTTCATCTCCAACAGGTTCTCTGTCGTCATAAACTAAGTCAAATGCTTCGCCACCATCATAATCCCAACTAAAGATATTTAGTATCTCTATATCTGTATCGTAATCATCTTTCCAATCTAATGCCATCTGATAGTTCTCTTTATTTGGCTCAAGTATAACATGACGATTAATACCTTGCTTTTGAAACTCTGAGGCAGTCCAACCTTTTCCAAAGCCAAATTCTAATACTGACTTAGGGTGGAGCTTATCACATAATAGTTTTACACCTTTCTTCAAATATTTTGTTTCTTTCTTATATAATATATTCATACCTGCTATTGTATAATCTGTTTCAGTTTCTTCAAATGCTCCATCTATCCATTCTTGTAGTTCCATATTAAAAATTCTGACTCACTACTGCAAAAGCTGTTTCATTATCTGCATCCCAGTATATTGAAACTATATCTGCCTTATCTGCTGTTGTTGTAAGTGGAGTTGCAGAACCACCTGCCCATCTTATCGCCCCATCAGTTCCATTTGCAAATGCTACATTCGTAGCCTTAGTCGAACCATCAGATTGATATGCTACCCATGCAGAAGGATGAATTGTGCGACCTCCA